ATTCTCAGGACCATCAGTATTTGAGGTATTTAGAATCTCCTCATCAATCAAAATTTGTTCATAATTTTCCAACAAATAGAAACATGATTTGTTGGTCAAATCGGTTTTGATGGTGTCAATTGTTTCATGCAAAGATTTAACAATCTCCAAACTTTTTCTCGCGTTTGGGTTGTAACCTCTAACATTAAAATAACGTTGTACCACAATGTTGTCATTTAGCATCAACAGAAATTCTAATTTTACTACATCATTTTGCTCTTTCATAATTTTATTTTTTGTTATTAAATCTTCTTTTTTCTTTTCTTGTAAGTTTCATAAAGGGTTGTAGGAATTCAACCCAAGCATTGTCTTTTTTTGGTAGGTATTTAAAAAGTCCATCTTCCATCATGTACTTTATTAAGTTCTTATACCCCCTACCTTCAGGGTCTAATTCTTCACGGTAATATAAATCTATCTCTTCTTTTCCTTCGTCACTAATTAATGGGTTAGACAAATCTACGATTCTTTTGTTAACATCTAAAATTTCTTTTCCGTATGTACCATTTTTGGTTACACCTTCAATAAGATTTTTTAGAGTTTTGTTTTTTGTTTCTTCTTTAACTAATTCTTCAGCGTGGGTTAAAATATCATCAATAGAAGTGGGAGTGTCAACTATCTCAGGAAAGAATTTCAAAACTGTCTTTTCTCCCAATCTCAATACACCATCAATATTGTCTGACTTATCACCTGTTAAGGTTTTAAGTGTAACAACATTCTCAGGTATAACCTCAATGTAATCAAATTTAATTTTATCACCCTTTTTAAAATATTCTCGTTTTAGTGGTGAATAAATTTGTACTCTGTCTGAAATTAACTGAGTTAAATCTTTGTCGGATGAAAAAATGGTTTTGTGTTCGTCTTGAGAAATCTGACAGTAATAAGAAATCGCGTCATCAGATTCACAACCGTCAAGTCGTACTTGACGAATAAACATTTCCTCTAAATAAAGACACACACGAGACTTCTGGTGATAGAACGATTGTTTCTTTATCTCGTTCATCGTCTCACGTCTATTCTCTTTGTATTGGGGATATAAAGCACGTCTTTGGGAGGCATTGTTATTACCATCCCAAAAGACTATAACTTTATCGTAATTGTGTTCTTCTAAGAACTTTTTGAGTGCGTTGACGAAGTGGTAAATTCCACCTATATGATTTCCTTCGTGGTAGTAATCTCTAACCCCATGAAAACCAATTTTGAATAAGTTGTCACCATCAACTAATAGTGTCTTTACCACAAACTTTTATTTTAAAGGTCCAACGTTTCTTCTTCTAACCTAAACTCACCACCTGTACCGATGATGTCTTTCCAATAGTCTGATTGTTCGGCTTTGTAACCTTCAATAGACTTCTTCTCTTCTGCGGGGTCTTTACCCGCCAAAAATCCGTGTGCTGTTACCAAAATCTTTCCGTCCTCATAACCCAATCCATTGATGTGGTTTTTCATAACAGAAATTTTGGTTCTTGTTGCAAACTTAACTTTTCTTTTGTCTTTGACTGCGGAAATCTTTGTAGTACCAGCCCCTTTTTGGTTACCAAACAAAAATACTAAAGATGAGTTTAACCAAATTGCCTCACCACCTTTTGCTTTAATTTTTGGTTGTCCAAATGGGTTGTCAGGTAATTCAACCCACGGCTGATTTACAATAACCAATGAGTTTTCATATTTTGATTCTGATTTTCTTGAACCTGAAATTCTTTGGTTGATTCCCATACCAATCTTGTCAGCCAATACCGCAGCGTTATGTTGTTTACCACCTTTACCTTCAAAGGTCATCTTACAGGGTACTGAACCAACCGAATCCCATAAAAATAATAAATCGTACTCAATCTCACCTTTTTCCTGAGCATCTAATAACTCGTTGATGTAATCTGTAATTTGTTCAATATATTCAAAATTATTGTTGAACAAGAAAAATCCATCCCAATCAAGTTCTCCCGTTTCTGTATCAACCACTTCTTCACATTCAAAACCCATAAGTTTTGCGTGGTCAAAAGACCATTTTTGTTCTGTAATAATAAAGACAGGTAAAATTTCTTTTTTCTGAGCATCAACCGCCGCTTTAACTAACGCTGTTGTTTTTCCAGTATCTGAATGACCCAAGAACATATTTAAATGACCCATAGCAGGACCAGGTACTCCAACCGCATCCAAAAAATCTTGACCTAAATCAAAGAACCTTTGTGGTTTAAATTTAGCAGAAGTTGAGAACTTCTTTTTAATACTACCGAAATCTTTTTTCTTGATTGCCATATTCTTTTAAATTATAAAAGATGGTGCAGACAAAGCCTGCACCATCAGGTTAGTTTTTAGAATGGAAGGTCTTCGTCAACATCCATACTTGCTTGTGGGTCTGCCTTAGGAGAAGAACTACCACCCATAGTCATCTCATAGTCATCACCATAAACATATTTTTTCAATTCAGAATCCCATACAGGAGTCTCACCACGAGCGATTGCCTCAAGGTATTCAACAGGTTTTTTAGAATATACATCAGCCCAAGTCAATTCATCTTCCATCCATTCTTTCATAGTTGAAGAATCATCATGAAGTGGTGATGGGTCATCATACATAATTGTTTGTGTGATTGTGTATTCTTTACCTGCGGGAGTCTTAGCTTTTGTCAATTCAATAATCAAATCACGACCTTTCTCAGCGTCGGTAACATCACCCTTTTGTTTCCAAATAGGAATGATTTTATCCAAAATACCTTCTTGTTTGTAATTATCTTTAAATCTCCAAAATTTAACTCCGTCTTCTTCTCTGTCACGGTCAACAACCTTAACAATGTAGAATTTACGTGAACGGTATTGACGAGCCAATTCTTTATCTGAAGCCTTTCCTGTTGAAATCAACTCTTCGTAAACTTCATTTAAAGGTGAGCGCTCACCGTCATTTTTTCCTGGGTCATATAACTTAACCCATTGTCCGTTTACTTGTAGTTCATGATACCATACTTCTTTGAATGGTGATGAACCGTCAGATGTTGGGAGAATACGAACTCTTCTTTGTCCCGTTTTTTCATTTTTCTGAAGAATAGTAGTAAAATACTTCTTCATTCTTTCGTCTTGCGACATTCCTGTTCCACTTGTTGTGGAAGTTGTGTTCTTCTCGTATTGAGCTAGAACCGCATCTAAACTAGAATTACTCATTTTTTTGTTGTTTTAATTAAAGGTTTATCTCTTTTATCTTGTAATCAATAATAATCAAAACACTAAATAAGTCAAACTCATTCAAATAAAAAAAGACCACCGAAGTGGTCTTTTGTGAAAAAATATTTTTTTAAAAAATTAAAAATTGTTATTGTCTTGTTCAAATTTATTAAAAGTATTTTTAATCTCATTTGGTGAGAAATTTTCAACTTCATCACTTGTTAGAATATACTCATTTTTACCCGTTTTTTCAAACTCATCTTGTTTGTCCATGAAAAAATCACTCAACTTTTGATTATATGGGTAACTATCTAAACTTCTCAAAGATAATTTCTCTTCAGGAGTTTTTTCACGATACTTTTCGATTTTGTTTTCAATATCATTAATTTTATTAAAAATTGCATCCATTGCTGAAAGCTTCTCTTCTAAATCACCTAATTTTGAAAACATAGTATTCATGTATTCATCTTGTTTAGATTGTATATCTTTTTGTGATGTAACTAAATCAGTAATATCTAACTCTTCTGTTCCACCTTCTTCAGTTGGTTCTGTACTTGTTACGTCTGTTGCAACGTCACCTTCAGTATCATCCACAACCTCAACGTCTGGGTCATTAGCAATATCTACAGGTTCAGGTATAGCGTCAACACCAGCATCTGTTGTTGCCGCACCATCAGCTGGAAGTGCTGTATCTGTTGGTGCTGCAGCATCTGTTTCAGGTGTTTCAGCACCTAATTGTTCTGAAATATACTTATTAATAGTATTATATTTCTGAATCTCTTTTAATATTTTTTTATCAATACTCATAATATTATTTTATTAACCATTTAACAGGGTTTTTGTTCCCGTTGGCGTTTCAACTTTTAAAGTTCTGTTTAATTTCATGGTGTTATCCACTCTTTCAATTAAACCGTCTTTCATTCTAACAGTATAACAGTCACCCGTGTCTAAATCACAAACTTCTTTATACCCATTACCAGCCTCTCTTTCTGTGATTCTAGTATCTTTCATAAGGTAACTATCCAATAGATTTTTTATGTTCATAACCTTTTTTATTAATAAATATATGAAAAATGCAATTATTCTAATTATAACAATTTTTTTATTATCTACACTCAGGACATAGTATCCTTTCACAAGCATTTAACATTTTTTGTTTAACTGTATCGAAATTACCTTGAGTTATGGTTTCATTGGTAATTAATCTGTCGGTTTCTATTTTTATTTTGTCACCCGTATTATTTGGTGGTGTCTTACCGTAAGGATATAAAAAAGTTGAAAAATATAGGTATGTTAATGCAGTTGCAAGTCTTTCGTTGTAATTTGCAATACTATTATTAAGTTCTAATAATTTATCTATTATTGTTACATACTCTCTATATGATTCAATAAAAAACTTAATAGAATCATCTTTATTTTCAAAACTAAATATAGGATATTCATAACCAGAATTATTAATACAAACCTGACCATTTGTAAATCCTGTTAAATTATTATATGTTTCATCCCAAGACCCGCTACCAAATAAATTATTATTAGGACAATCAAAACTACCGGGACCATCATTTGCCATAGACATAACACCAAAAGCAAATCTTTTAATTTTTCCATTATACGAAAGATTATTCAACTCACTAATAACATCGTTTATAGATATGTTAGTGTTTACAAAATCAACAAAATCTAATGACGGG